CGGTCACCGAGTCGGCGGTGTAATCCTCCGGCAAATCGCCATCGGGTATGCGGTAGGTCGCTTCGACAAAGGAAACGGATAACATTGTTAGGCCTCCAGCGCGGCCGCCTGGGCGGCGGGTTTGTAGAAATAGACCGTCATCTGATAATCGAGGAATGCGTCGCCGGCGAATGTGTCGCCTTCGATCCAGCCCCGGGCTTTCATTTTGTCAATGTGTCGATGCATCGCTCGCTGCGCTGCGTCGCGTGTCCTGCGTTTGATCGTTTTGCGTGTCGTTTGCATGATTGCTCCAAGGGTGCCCGGTTTCCCGGGCGGGTGGTTTACAGTTCGTCGGCGTAATCTTCTAAGGACGTGATCAGACCGTCGAAATCTTCATTAGGTCCGAGCAGGTTAGCCATCATGTAGACAGTGGCGCGGTCGATGCCGTAGTCCTCGGCGAGACTGTCCAGATAGTCGCGGCGAGAGAGGAACCCGTTTTCTGTGTAGATGTTCATTCGATTACCTTCGGAGTTTGCGGACGCCAGCGGCGGCCAGGGTTAGCCCAAGCAGGGCGACAGGGACAACAAACCATAGGGGCGCAGGAGAATCAACGGCGCCCATGCATAGGACAATCCCCACGACTAGGCGAATCATGCTGCCACCTCGAAGCGGGGCAAGCGGCGAATCCAGGCGTCGCCGCGCGTGTGCGTTTCGACGATCCGGTACCGGATGCCAGCCTTGCCGAGTGCAGCGATGAATCGCGGCGCGTCGCAATCTTCCTCAAGCCAGCACAGATCACCGTCACGGTATGAGTATGTGCTGATGGTGCCGGCAATCCCGAGTCGGCGAAGCATAGGCAGGTCGGCGGCGATCCAACCGTGGCCAGGGTCCTGGATGTAGTCAAGGGTCAGCATAGGAACCTCAAATAGGTGAACCGTTCCCCCTTGCGGGGGCGGATGGTTCGGGGTTGAAAGGCAAGACATGACGACAAGGTTAACGCTGTCATGTGTTGCATGTCAAGTGCCCAGCTGCGCGCCAGTCGATGATATTTTTCTATCGTTGCCCGAAGGGCGATAGTGCGGTAAGCTGCGTTCCCATTCCATACCCGTCCAATTGAACAGATGAAGCTGAACCGAAAGACAGTAGCCGAAGCACTGAAGGTGGTGCCAGTAGACGTGATGCTGCTGGGCGCGGCAGGAGCGAAACAGACGAAGCTGACAGCAAAGCAAAAGGCATTCGCTGAAGGGGTGGCGATGGGCAAGACGAAAGCCGGAGCGTACCGGGAAGCGTATGACAGCAAGGCAAAGCCGCACCATCAAAGCCTGGAAGGGCAGCGGCTCGCAGCTAACCCGGCGGTCGCCCGGCAGATCGAGGCCTTGCAGCTGGCTAGTGAGGCGATGAGACATGCAACACCCGCAGCGTTGCGTAGTTTAGTCATCCAGCAGCTGACCGAACATGCCATCGATCCTGGCATCCAGCCGGCGCAGCGACTCCAGGCGTTGAAGCTGCTAGGCACAGTCACGGAGGTGGCTGCATTTACCGAGCGGCGGGAGATTATCAAGACGACAGACCCGGCGACGGCAAAGGCGGCACTATTGGAAACATTGAGGCAAGCACTCAAGGCGTCCAGCATCGATGCTGAAATTGTTGAATCAAAACAACCACCTATTGAGGATGCAACGATCATCGAATCCGCTGCCATCCTGGCGCCGGACGTCGAAACCTTGCCCAGCCCAGCTGATGACAGCACCGCGCCCGGGTGCCCGGACGCCCAGCGCGAAGGCCAGGATGGCGACCCCACCGGCCCGGCGCCCCCCGCGCGCGCGAGCGCAGGCGACCGCACTATGCTTAGTAATCCACACACCCGATCTCTATCAGAATCCGCCTCCCAAATCGGATCCCCAGCTGCTCCAACCGAAGCTATCTCTAACACTGTTAGTGATGCACTGCACAATGAGCAGAGATAAAACCCCGTGTTTTTTGACACCCTTCAGAGTGTGTTGCAATGCACAATAAGTGATGAGGGGGGGTGGGGTGTTGAAAAGTTTGGTATCTATAACAGTGTTAGAGATAGAAACACCCCCCGGTAGTGAAAAGGGACCGTATGTATAACGTAGTAAGTGTGTCTGGTGGGAAGGACTCTACGGCGCTTCTCTTGTTGGCTATAGAGAGAGGGGTGGAGAATCTGGAGGCATGGTTTGCAGATACTGGGCACGAGCATCATCAGACGTATGAGTACATAGACTACCTATCTAGGAACTTGTGGCCGGTTAGGACGATCAGGGCTGACTTCTCTATGCAGATTGAAAGGAAGCGTGCGTTCGTGGCTACAAAGTGGCGCGAGCAAGGAGTGCCGGAAGATAGGGTACTAAAGGCTCTTGAGACTCTAGTTCCTACCGGCATACCTTTTCTTGACCTGTGCTTATGGAAGGGCCGGTTTCCGTCTACCAAGGCGCGATTCTGTTCTGAGGAGTTGAAGCGAAACCCTATCGTGGAGGCCCAGATAGAGCTTTTAGATGCTGGCAATGAGATCTGGTCATGGCAAGGAGTCAGAGCAGATGAAAGCCTTGCCAGACGCGATCTCCCAGAACTGGATGAGGTTGGTGGTGGACTGTGGAACTATCGTCCAATCCTGAAGTGGACAGCAGATGACTGCTTTGCCATGCACAAGAAACACGGCATCAAGCACAACCCGCTCTATGAACAAGGCATGGGCAGAGTAGGTTGTATGCCTTGCATCCATGCTAGGAAAGACGAACTACTGGAGATCAGCAAGCGGTTTCCAGAGGAAGTTGAACGGGTTGCAAAATGGGAGCGGTTGGTAAGCGCAGCAAGCAAGCGTGGCAGTAGCACTTTTGGCGTAGGTGTTGACGTAAGCGTTTCAAGCATCCATTCAGTTGTTGAGTGGGCTAAAACCAGTCATGGCGGCAAGCAATACGACTTTCTACGGATGGGAGAAGGCCCGTCCTGCTCATCTATTTACGGCCTATGCGAGTGAGGAAAGAGATGTCGCCAGCACAGAGGAACATCTACATCGCTATTGATGAGTGGTGGAAGAAGTTTGGATTTGCGCCCTCGATAGATGATGTGATGCTTGTCACCGGGGAAAAGGGACGAGGTAACGTAGCCAGGAAGATCAAGATCCTGATTGAGATGGGACTACTTAAGCGAACTTATAAAAGGCAGCGAAGCATTCGGCCTTCCTATCTGAAGGTGCGTGACATCATATGAAGGACGAGCTGTTTGAGCTGTTAGGGAAGATGTCGGACGCCCAACTGGCGAAGGTCATTGAAAGCCTTCCTGATGGCCAAAGAGATCATCTTGCCCAGATAGCAGAACAGTACGGAGCCGCCATTCAACGTGAGCGCGGCCAAAAGCACTTCATGGAATTTGTGAAAGTGATGTGGCCAAACTTCATCGCCGGCAAACATCACTCTGTTATGGCCGAAGCCTTTGAGCGCGTAGCCAAGGGGGAACTAAAGCGTCTCATCATTAACATGCCGCCGCGGCACACAAAGTCAGAGTTTGCCTCTTACCTCCTTCCGGCTTGGTTCTTGGGTAAGTTCCCCCACAAAAAGATCATCCAGTCATCCAATACGGCAGAACTGGCCGTTGGGTTTGGACGAAAGGTAAGGAACCTGGTCGATGGCGAGAACTACTCCAAGGTTTTCCCAAATGTCGCGTTAAGACACGACTCCAAAGCCGCCGGCAGGTGGTCTACAAACGCCAACGGAGAGTATTTTGCTATTGGCGTAGGCGGTACGGTGACGGGAAAGGGCGCCGATCTGCTGATTATTGATGACCCGCACTCGGAACAAGAGGCCAAACTGGCAGAGGCAGACCCATCTATCTTTGATACGGTCTATGAGTGGTACACATCCGGCCCGAGACAACGCCTCCAGCCCGGCGGGGCAATCGTAATCGTGATGACACGGTGGTCAAAACGCGATTTAACAGGCCGAGTAATCAAAGATTCTGTCCAAAGAGGGGGTGACGAGTGGGAATTGATTGAATTTCCTGCGCTTTTGCCCTCAGACAACCCACTTTGGCCTGAATTTTGGTCATATGAGGAGCTTTCTGCCCTAAGATCCGAGCTTCCCAACAGCAAATGGCAGGCTCAGTACCAACAAAACCCAACTTCCGAGAGCGCCGCCATTGTCAAACGCGAGTGGTGGAGGATCTGGGACAGCGACTCACCCCCATATTGCGACTTTACCCTCATGGCGTGGGATACCGCATTTGAAAAGTCTAACCGCGCAGACTATTCGGCATGCACAATATGGGGAGTGTTCTACCACCCAGACGATACGGGACGAGAACAGGCCAACATCATCTTGCTTAACGCTGTTAGAGATAGGGTAGAGTTCCCGGAACTGAAAAAAATGGTTTTGCGGCTGACCGAGCAGTGGGAGCCAGACAGTACGATCATTGAAAAGAAAGCCAGCGGGGCGCCGCTCATCTATGAACTAAGAGCCATGGGCATCCCCGTGCAGGAATTTACGCCAGTTAGGGGTAACGATAAGATCACTCGGCTAAATGCGGTGTCGGACCTGTTTGCCTCCGGGAGGGTGTGGGCGCCCAACACAAATTGGGCAGAAGAAGTGATGGATGAGGTAGCATCATTCCCATCTGGCGAACACGATGACTATGTAGATACCGTTTCGCTGGCACTGATGCGTTTTCGCAAAGGCGGATACATCAAAACCGACCTGGACGAAGACGAAGACGTAAAGTCATTTCGACGCAAGCCGG